TACAAGGCAAGAATGCTACACAGACAGTAAAGGGTGGCAACAGTTCAGAATTTTATGACAAAGAAGGTACTTGGAAAAAATCTAAAATGTTAGTAGATTTACACCCAGATGTCTCAAGAATGGTAATGAGATTTAATAGATGGCATCATTACGTTGATTATGGTCCTTTTAAAAAGAATAAATTAATATATCGTGATGATTATATTAAGGTAGAAGGAACTAATGAATATGGAATGGAACTTGTGAATGATTTTTATGATGCTAGATTTCCAACTAGACCAGGTCATGTCTATGGAGTATAAATACTCTGAAGATAAAGTATTAAACGAGTTAAAAGAGTATATTGATTCCACTTATGATGAACATTATTCTCAGAATAAATATCAAGCAACAGAGTTTATATTAGATATAGGTCATGGTGCAGGATTCTGTATAGGTAATATATTAAAATATGCTCAACGTTATGGTAAGAAGGGTAATACAGAAGACCATAGAAAAGATTTGCTAAAAGTATTACATTATGCTATAATAGCTTTACACAATCACGACAATAAAAATTAAATTATGGAGTTGTTATGGAAATCGAAATTTCGATTGAAGAACTAAGAAAAAGAAAAATCTTTGTAGCTACACCAATGTATGGTGGTATGTGTGGTGGACAATATACAAAGAATACTGCTGACCTTGCTAAACTAGCACAATCGTATGGCATTGATATAGAATTCTTTTATCTTTTTAATGAATCATTAATTCCAAGAGCAAGAAACTATTGTGTAGATGAATTTCTTAGACATGAGCAATTTACACATCTTATGTTTATTGATGCCGATATTGGTTTTAATCCAAATGATGTTCTTACTTTAGCGTCCATAGCTGAACCAGGTACAGATAAGCAAATAGTATGTGGCCCTTATCCTAAGAAGTGTATTGCATGGGAAAAGATTAAAGTTGCAGTAGATAAAGGATTTGCAGATGAAAATCCACAAAACTTAGCACAGTATGTCGGTGATTATGTTTTTAATCCAGCGAGTGAAAGTAAAACAATTAAAATAGATGAACCATGTGAAGTGTTAGAGGGTGGGACTGGATTTATGATGATACAGCGTTCCGCTTTTGAACAATATGAAAAAGCATACCCAGAGTTTCATTATTTACCAGACCATGTTCGTAGCGACCATTTTGATGGCAAAAGAGAGATAATGGCATATTTTGATTGTGTTATTGACCCTAAAAGCAAACGTTATCTTTCAGAAGATTATATGTTTTGTCAATGGTCAAGAAATGCAGGCATAAAAGTATGGATGGCACCATGGATAAAATTAACACATATGGGTTCATTTTCATTCGGAGGTTCTTTAGAGGCATTAGCAAGATGTGAAGTATCTGCTACTGCTGACCCAAATGAAAAATTGAAATAGTTGACGGAGTTTTTATATTATGAATGAGTTATGGGTAGAGAAGTATAGACCTTCTCGAATTGATGATTGCGTATTACCAGATGATTTAAAACAAACTTTCTCCAAGTTTGTAAAAGACCAATATATTCCCAATTTATTATTGACAGGTGGTCCTGGTGTCGGTAAGACAACAGTAGCACGTGCTATGTTGAACGAATGTGAGTTAGACTACATTATAATCAACGGTTCAATGGAGGGCAATATAGACACTCTCAGAGTCAAAATAAAGCACTTTGCATCAACAGTCTCTTTAACAGGTACACGTAAATACGTTATACTTGATGAGGCAGATTATCTTAATCCACAATCAACGCAACCTGCATTGAGAAATTTCATGGAGGAGTATAGTAAGAATTGTGGATTCATATTGACTTGCAATTTCAAAAATAGAATTATAGAACCATTGCACTCTAGATGTTCAGTTATAGATTTTAAAATAGATTCAAATGTCAAAGCAACAATGGCAACTAGATTCATGGATAGGGCTGAATTTATACTCAACGGAGAAAGCATACCATTTGAAAAACAAGCATTAGCAGATTTGATAACAAAACACTTTCCAGATTGGAGACGAGTTATCAATGAATTACAAACGTATTCTACTGCAGGTAAAATAGATTCTGGTATTCTTATTAATTTTGCAGAAGAAAACTTTAAAGAATTGATTACAGCTTTAAAGAATAAAAACTTTAATAACATGAGAAAGTGGGTTGGTAATAATAGTGATATTGAACCAGACTCAATATTTAGAAGATTATATGATGTAAGTTCAACTGTTATGAATGAAGAAAGTATTCCACAGTTAATAATTTATCTTGCAGACTATCAATACAAGTCTGCATTCTGTGCAGACCATGAAGTTAATTTAGTTGCATGTCTCACAGAGATAATGGCCGATTGCAAATTTAAATGAATCCGTTTGATTATGTAAATGCAATTAATAAAGGTAAAGACATCATGTCCGATACGGACAATGATGAACTAGCTGAAAAAGGTTATAATGCATTTTTAACAAATAAGGCATTTTCGTATTTCAGAGATACGATTATCGTAGCAAATGAGATGAATGTTCGGCATTATCTCGACAATAGACTACAGTTCTCATTTTTCATAAATACTATAAGACCTAAGAGGAGATGGAGTAGATGGTCTAAACCCGAACATCATGCAGACCTAGAGGCTATTGTTGAGTATTTTGGATATAGTTACGAAAAGGCAAAGCAAGTTGTCGATATATTATCTGATGATGAAATAAAAAATATTAAAATAAGAATAACAAAAGGTGGATTGAAAAAATGAGTATCGACATTAATAGTTTAGTCGAAGTAACTCTTAACAACCCAGATGATTTTTTAAAAGTACGTGAAACGCTAACAAGAATAGGTGTAGCATCAAAGAAAGAAAAGACACTATATCAGTCATGTCATATATTACATAAACAGGGCAGATATTATATTGTACATTTTAAAGAATTGTTTGCATTAGATGGTAAGCCTTCTAATATAACTGAGAGTGATGTTGCTCGTAGAAATACAATAATCAAATTATTGAAGGAGTGGGAGTTGGTTGATATTAATGAACCAGATTCAGTTGAAAATCCTACTGCTCCAATATCACAAATAAAAGTACTTCCATTCAAAGATAAAGAGGAATGGGAACTTACCGCAAAATATAATATTGGAAAGAAAAAGTCCTCAACTGATTGATTTCTAAAGATAAAAAAATCCTAAATAATACTTGACAGACATGATTTTGTATAGTATAATGGGTATATAGAATGATAAAAATAAGGAAGAGAGAATACAGAAAGCACATAACTTCTAAGTCGTATGTGCTTGAATTTGATGCGATTAAGAAAGATTTAGGATTTGAACCAGAAGAATTTGTAGCTAAACTGAATAATAAAGACGAAATAGTTATTAAATATTTGAATAAGATGGAGAAGAAAAGAAGTATACCGATAAACACTCTGGTAGCAAATGGTGCTCCAGAATCATCGGATTATATAATTGAATTTGAACAGCGAGATATTTCTTGACAAAGGGTTACGACCATACTTCTCCTTTCTGAAACCCTTTGGACTTTGTTTGCTAGTTTCTTCATTCGTAACGAAACTAGACTGATTTCTTAGGAAACGTAGTAATGCGTTAAATTGCATTTTTTTAATAAGTGATGAGGAAGTTTAATATGACTACATCAGCAAAGGTTCTTAGAGCCTTACAAAATGGCAAAAGCCTAACTACTACTCAAGTAGCTAAACTAGGTGCGGCCAACCCAACAGCTTTGATTTCTGCATTACGCAGACGAGGCTATGCAATATATCGTAACAGCAGAGTAGGAAAAGCTAACACTTTTCGTTTAGGTACTCCAAGCCGTTCGATTATTGCCGCTGGTATTTCAGCAGTTGGTATGTAAAAGTATATACGTATATACTAAAAAAAACGGGAGTTCGCTCCCGTTTTTATGAACAATTCGTATAAATAGTAATGAGAATTGCCTTAGGGGATTCTCGAAACTACCTTGCTAATTTTTAAATAGGAGGAATAAATCATGGTAGAATTTAATTTAACCAAATTAGACCCATTCTTTGTGG